AAACTTTCATAAGCTTTGACATAACCCATTTTTACACACGAATAATGATCTTTAAATTGTGCAACATATTGTTTATCAAAACAATTAGGTTGTTCAGCAAAACTACAAAGATGAAGTATTAATATAAATTTAATCATTTATCGTATTGATCCACTTTAGCTTGAGTTGACATACCTGTTGATGCTATACTTACCCATCCACCAAACTGTTCTGATTTTCTAGCTGATTGTTTTTGTTGATTTGCAATAGACATTGAGCTTCCACTAGCTAAAGTATTTAATCTAATTGTACTAATATCTTTATCTGATTTTTTAGTTGTAACATCTTGAATATTTAAAAAATGCAAACTACCATCAGCATAACCAGCTCCTGCTTGTATAGCTTTGTTATTTGCTATACTTGTTTTTAACATATCTCTACGATCATTTTCTTCTCTTAAACCTTTAAGATTATTTGCTTGAGCATTAAGCTCATATTCTCTTTGTTCTAATTTACTTTGTCTTTTAGATTCTTGTATTTCAGAATAAGTACCTGCAGCTTGTATAGCACCAGATATAATCATCATTGTTACTGGATCAGCACTCATGCAAAAACTACCTCCACACTCATTCCTAATATTTTAATAGGCAATGGATCATCTTGAGAAATTGTTACTGTTGGATTTTTACTATAACCTAAAAAATAAAATTCTTTTTTAGATGTTACTGGAGTCATATCAGAACCAATTGCATCTGACACTTGTTGTACTACTAAAGATTTAGAAGTTTTATCTGCTGCTTTAATAGTCATATCTAATGCACTATTTATATCAACAATAGCTCTTGATATTCTTCTAGGTGAACCAGTTAAAGGGCCTTCTGGTAATTCTTTATCAATAGGCATTGTTTCTAAAATAGGAATATAATTAAAACCTATTTTTAATGCAGTAGCTCTAGGTATTCCTGTAACTGTAATTGTGTCTGCTGCCGAAACTGTATAAGCACCTAATGAACTATTACCTTCAACAACATTAACAGACTCGTTAGTATAAATTCCATTAACAGTATGTAAAAAACCTTTAGTAAAAGTTATATCTGCATCATTAGCTGGTGATGCTGCTAAATTTTTATTTAAGTTTAATGTATAAGTATTGCTACCATTATCTGTTACAGCTTGAATAGTATATTCAGTTGCATTACCTGCAATTGTAAATTGTTCAGCAATTACTGGTGCAGACGTAAAACCATCTGTAATTAATACTGCTCCAGATGTTGATTGTGAACCTCCTTTAACTTTAGGAGTTCCTCTTTGATTTAATGTAGAAGTAGTTTGGCAATCAAGTGTAATATTATCATCATCTCCAAATTTTTCTAATGTATATACTGTTGAGCTATTTAAAGATCGTTTACCTATGCAAATTAAATGTTCATTAAGAACTGCAATAGATTGAAATGTATCACCTGTTCTTGTGAACCATTGTACCCACCCTGCTATTTTTTCATCTCTAACAGAATGAAATACAGATAACTTACCTTGGTATGTAGATCCATTATTTAAGAAAAATGCATATTGTTCTGGTCTTGTTGTGTTACCTTTTAAAATAGCTATTTCTTTAGGGCTATCAATTAAATGCTGTGCAAGAATAGATACTGATGTAGATTTATATCCATCTTCAATATCTGAATAAATAAACTCTCTAATTGTTTTACCATTTTTTTGAACAAACCCTGCTGCTTGGTCAAACATTTTAGGAGCAGTTCTAGAAATACCATAAGGTGTTTGTTTTTGAATAGTAATATTAAGTGGAGTAATAGTATTATCATTTGCAGTTGGAGCATAATACTCTCCACCATCAGTAAAGATTTGTAAGTCTTTAGCTGACAACATATGTCTAACTTCATTAACTTGATCTCCAGAAATATCTAAATCAATTGCATTGTCTGCTTCTGCTTCACCTAATGGAAATTAGTATATTCAGAAATAGTAGAAGCTAATACTGCAGCAGGTCTTGAATATAATCCACCAAACCATAATCTATTTCCATGAAATGTTACAGCTTGAGGATAACCTCTATGATCTGACATAGTTTGTTCATCCCAATTAGCAGTAGCATTTGTATCTGCTAATGTTTCTCTAATATTTCCAACAACTACTGTAGTGCTTGATCTTGAAGTTATATCAATTTCTTTTTTACCAATACGAATAGTTTTGCCTACCCAATTAACATTAGAATCAAAAATTCCTGCTGATGCAGTTATATTAACACTTGTTCCAGATGTTGCTGCAGCTGTTAATGTTACTGATGCTAATGCATATTTAAAATAAGGTTGGTATCTTGGATAACCTGTAGAATGAGATGAAAATTCAAATGTTCCTACAGTAAAAGATGTAGCTGATGCTCTAAAGATTTTTCTAATAGCATTGTTTCTATGCGTTACATAAATAGTATCTCCAAATTGTGCAAAATTTAATTCAAACAATTGAGCAGTAGTCCAATTACAATTAGTAGTATAATTAGAAGTTAAAACTGTTCCACTTGTATTGTAAACATCTAATCTATTATTAGATAAAACAATAATAGCTAATTCATCATCAGAAAATATAAATGGAATAATTCTACTTTCTGCAGGAAGTGTTGCTAAATAAGATGTACCTGGTCTTCTCATTACACCACCTTCTGCAAGTAATGCAAAATTTTTACATTGTTTAGCACCTTGAACATAAGATGAAACATCAGTACGAGTAGCTAATAAAGGGTTAAGCTCACCAGATGAAAAATTGGTTATAACTGTTTTTAAAGTTCTTCCCATTAGTCATTTCTTGTTGATTTTCTTAAACTAGTAAATCTGTTTAAGTTTAAAACTTTTGAAGTTGTTTCTGTAGAATCTATGTTTTTAGAAATAAGTAATTGTCTTTCAGATAACTCTTTAAATTGTTTAATCATTGCAGAATCTCTAGCAACTGAACCAGCAAATATTGATGCTAATTCATATTCTAATGCTAATCTAAAATGAGCTGGAAAATATTGTTCTTCTACTTTGTAAATGTAATCCATAACTAATTCACTATTTGCACCATAGTTATTTACATAAATATAAGTTTTGTATCTATTGTATGGAATAACAATATCGTTAACTGTAATTGAACTTATTTGTAATACAGCAGGATCAGTTGGTATTTGATATGCGTATGTATATCTACCTGCTGGTGTGTTTGTTAATAAAGATAATGCTTGTTGTGTTGTTGCAAATCTCCATCTGTGTCTTGTAAGAAATGCTTCTGTAATATCATTGTAAACATTAGACGCAACTAAAGCTTCTGTACTACCATCATCAAAAGATGAAATAGGACTTGCTCCTATCATAACTAATGCTCTTGCACAGATGTCTATACTTGTTGTTGCCATAATTTATAAAAAAAACATAAGGGGGAAATACCTCTCGGCAAGATCCCCCTTAATATATTAGAACTAGCCTAATTTAGTTGTAGTAACAGTTGTTGCACCTGTAGCAGATGAAACAATCAAAAGATCAGATTCTGCTGTACCTGCGTTAGTCGCACATACTAGAATCATATCGCCTTTTTTTACTTCTGCATAAGCTGCATTAAAGTAACCTGATCCAACTATAACCGATGTAGCATCTCCGTCAGTATAATACCAAAGAGAATTTGCTGCACCCATCTGAGCCACTTTTTGAAGTGGATTTGCTGCTGCGTAAGCCATATTAAAACTCCTTAATAATTATTCGGCACACAGCTGAACTCTAGCTGCATCACCATCGATTGTTGTAGCTCCCAACGAAATCATTGAAGTGATTAAGTGTGAAACTTTTTCTGGAACATAGTTAACTTCTGTTTTAACATCTGTACCAACACCAAGACCTAAAGCACTTTTGTGAAATGCTAAAGTTTGTCTATCAGTATCTGTTGTTAAACCAGAGTGAACAAACCATAAGAAACCCAACCATCTTTTGGCAGTTATGCCATTTCCGAATGGAAGGTCTTGTGGGCCAACGTATTCAACTCTTGAGAATTGATCTACTGCTAATAGGTCAGACCATTGTTTTGGCCCTACTACCCAATATCTTTGATTATCATCTGGAACATCATTTGTATTAAATGTTTCCATCATTGTTGTTGCTTTAATCAAAGTCATACCAGTTGCTGAACCACCTACGTTGTTTGCTACTGAAGTTGCACCTTTCAGCTCATTAACGATTACGTCATCAGTTTTTCTTCCTAATGCGTAAGCTGCTGATTGTGCTATAACTTGTCTTTCGTCTATGTTTACCTTTAGCTCGTCTAACTTGTCAACGTAATCTGCTGCGTAATAATCAGTTAAAGTTGCAGACACATTGCTGTGTGCAAGATCCATAGCAACTACTTCAGCGTGTCTTGCTTTAGTGTTTGCAGTACCTTTTGCAACTTTTTGAAATTTAACAGAACTACCATTAACATTGTTAACTGTTCTAACTAGGTTCTTTAATTTGCTTCCCATTCTTTGGTAAGCCATATGAACTTCTGCTTCGAACTGAGTAATAAAGGCATTGTTTATTGTTGATGCCATGTTTATTTACCTTTGTTAAGTTATTGTTAATTTACCGATTATCTTTTCAATACAGAATTAGTTATCCAAGAAGGGCTAACATGAATATTTTAAAGGTCTTAATTAAGGAATATGTTATAAATGCCAATCTAGGCAACGCACATTAGATCCAATGTTTAGGAATAGTAATTACGTCACCAAATTGCATTTCACCGTCAACATAAACATAAGTACCAAACAAAGTAATATATTCTTTTGTATCTTTATAAATCCAAAATTCACCTGTAACACAATCTGCTGGTTTGGCTTCGTCCATTTCTTTAGAACTTAGCCATCCAGTTTGACCAACACAATCAAGCCATTTGATTGGTTTCTTTAACTTTTTATATTTATGAGTTTGATTTTTCAGCTTTTTCATATAATTCTGTTACACGTCTTACATAACTAGGATCACGTCTGCTGCTATCCCAATATCTAGGATCATTAAGCATAGCTTTTAAATCATCTTCAGTTGCTTGTGCATCTATTTGTGTAGATGAAGTAGGCATACTTGAATCTTTATTTAAAGACATTATTTCTTCAATAGCTTTTACACCTTCTGCAGTTGATGCTATATTTGAAATTGTATTATATGATTCTGGAGTTAAATGTTTTTTAGACCAAAGACTTGCAGCTTCTATTCTTTCTTTTCCAGTATCTCCAAGTTTTTGTATTTCCATATCTGGATTAGGTAAATTAGCCATTGCATTATCTATAAATGCTTTAACACCACTATCATAATCTTCTTGTGATAAACCTGCATTTTTTGCTGTTTGATTCCACCATTGAACTATAGGCATATCATCACTAATTGTTAATTCAGCATTTTCTACTTCTGGAACATTTAGTTTATAACTTTCTGGAACAGCACTAAGTTTTTCATTAATTATATCTTCTCTAATTTGTTTAGTAAGATCTTCTGTTCTTGATCCTAGTTTAGCTTCAAGCGAATTGTAACTTGATGCTAAATTTTCTAAATTAACTTTGTTTGCATTACTATCCCAAAATTTTTCTTGAACGTATTCTGGTCTTTCTGTATCAGCAACATCTACTGTAGCGATTGGTGCTGAAGTTTCAACATTATCATCGGCCATTTTTTTCTCCTATTTGTATTCTTGTTTTAATTATACCCATTAAAAATCTCATACCTTCAATATGAAATAAATGATTGCTAGTTATATTTGGCCCAGCAATTACTTCTGATGTAATGGATTTTAAATATTCCAACACTTTCTTACCTTCATTCCCTTTAAACAATGTTGCAAAATGTTTATTCAGTTCAGTTTCTTCTTTGACTGATCTTGTATAACCATCAACACTTTTTACTGGGAGTTCCTTCTCTTTCTTTAACTCGTCCCAAGACATATCTTCCTTTACTGAGGAGTTTGTTCCTCTGGTTGTTGTGACAATTCACTCATTTGTTGAACGATTGCTTTTTGTTCTTCCTCGTTTCTAATAAGCTTTTCTGGTAAGTTCATTTTTTCTGCTAAATATTTTGCTGTTTCATTTTGGTTAACAATGACGTTAATCATTTGTGGGCCAAATGTTCCTGCAATTATTTCATTAAATCTACTTACATCTGCAACATCTTGTAAATGTTGAGCTTGTGCTAACGGTGAACGAGGTGCTATTTTTACTTCCCTACCATTAACTTTAGGGATTTCTATTCTACCTTGTTTAGATAAAATTCTTATAATTCTTCTTAACAATGGATTAATTAATTCTGATTGTAGTCTGCCAAATGAAGATCCTATTTGTCTAGATAGATCTGCCATTCTTTCAGATACTTCAGTAGCTGTCATAGGTGTACCTTCTGGTTTACCTAATGCTTCCATATATAATGCTTTTTTAATATTAGCTCTCATGTCATTTAAAACTAATTGAGCAACGTCAAAATTAGATGCTGCTTGTATTGGAGTTAAACCTCTTGATCCTGGAGCAACTGGAATTAAAGATCCTGGTACTAATGAAATGTTATCTGGATTAATTACACCGTCATCTTCATAAGTGTAAACACCACTTACAGACATCTGTGCATTTTGTAATATTAATTCTATTGTAAGGTTACAAGTTTTAATTGCTGACATAGCATTAAATACTGGCCCTCTGCCATATACTTCTCCAGATGCTTTATTCCATCTAAATACTAAATATGGATTTGAACCTTCACCTTTATAAGTTTCTTCAAACAAAATATGTTTAGGATCTTCCATCATAACACAAAGTTTAAATTCTTCTGTGTTAGGTTTATGTATTTTGTAAACTGCTTCTATAATTGTAATATGTTTTTTTTGTTTTAAAGGATCAAAATTTTCTGGCAATATTGCTTTAGGATATAAGATATTTATTTCATCTGGTTTACAAACTCTTGTTCTATAGACTGTATCTATTTTACCATCTGGGCCATTCATTAAACAAACTTTAGTTAATGGTATAGATGTAAACTTAATTGGATTAATTGCATCACCTTCTTCAACAAGAAGAACTCCTGTACCAATAGCAAGATCCATAAATGCTTCATGTATCTCTTGGTTAAAATTTGATGTTTGTAATAACTCAAAAACGTATTCAGTAATTTTATCTAGGTCTAAATTTATTTGTTGTTTTTGTTCTTTAGGAACTTCTGATCCTGCTTGAAAATCTGCCCATCTTGCAAATGTAGGTGTGATTCCTGCTTGGAGTCTTGATGCAAATTCTTGGACTCCAACCACAGCTGTTTCATCAAATATTTTATCGGTACGTCTTTGACCTGGGGACTCGTCATAGAAAGACTCACGATTAGGTAAACAATATTCATAAGCTTCTTCGAATCTATCTTTCCAATAATCTTTAATGCCTTTAGCTTCTTTATACTTTTTTAAAAGTTCGGATGCTTTGTCAGATGATCCATACATTGGTGGATCTGTGTAATCGACATATGCCATTTATATTTATTTTCCTTCGAAATAACCACGACCACCAGAGTTACCAAATAATGATCTTGATCCTATTAATCCTCTAGCAGTTTTACTTTCTTTTTCTTTGGCTGCAGCTGCTGCGTCTGCTGCTCTTTTTTCTTCTGCAATTTTATCTGCTTTCATTTGATTTTCGTAATCAATTGTAGCTTGTGATTTTCCAGGTGGTTTTCCACCAAATACGTTTCCCACTATAATAGCTCCTTATCATCTTCAAAATCATCATCCATTGGTTCAATGTCAAATTCATCTTTAGGAAGATCTTTACAAACCTTTTCTAATTCTTGTAACAGCATATCTTCTGCATCGTGATGATCTCTTATTAAATCAATAATTTCTTGTGGTGATTTTATTTTTTCGCTCATGTTTCCAAAATGACGAATATCCAGCTTTTATCAACGCACAATATAATTGATGGGGGGTAAGAATATACCATTTGTAAAATCCAATTAATCTCATAACAAATGATACACAAGTCATGTCTTTAAACCTTATAAATTGCCAGTTATCTTTAACAGGACATTTAAGTATTTTAAATTTATGAAGATAATTAAATAATCCATTAGCTTCTTCTGATGTTAAAACATCTAGTTTAATTCCAGCATGAGTAAATTGAAGATGTAACCATATATTATTTTTAACATCAAATCTTAATCCACCACAATGAGTAAATCCTTTTTTTAACCACCACAAATATTTTGAATACCTATTCTTAATACCGTCTTCGTAAAAATAGATTAACCATTCTTCTTGAATAGATCCCATACTCTCCTTGGTTTTTTTGACTGACCTGCAAATACATCCCATTGTTTTTTTGCAATAGTTGGCTTTGAAGGATTTTTGCCAGACAACATTGTTCTGCCTTCACCAGCTCCCATCATAAGATATTGCAACGCATCGTGAACGTGGGAGTATCTATTCTTTAATGGCTTTTCATCATACCTATCTCCAGAAGTTTGAAGTCTTCTGTAATGATAACCACCATTAAAACCTTTCTTTAAATTAATACATTCTGTGTTCATATTAAATCCTGGTTGTCCATCAACCAATCTTGATAAAGTAGAATCTACAGCTTCTATTCTTAACGCAACATCATTCGATGGTGCAGGTATAGCTTTCAATCCATACGTTCTCATTATTTGAAACGGAGTTCTTTCATCCGTTTGTGATCTAAAATCTCCAGCAGGATCACCATAAATCATTATATCAAAACCTTTATATACTTTAGCAATCTCTCCTCTCAGTAATTCTGAGAATCTCATTACACCCATATCAAAACAAACTAGTTCATTAATAATATTCCATTTTCCTGTAGTAGTTCTTTGACCAAACACAGCAGCAGGTGTTAGTCCAAAGTCAATTCCAATCCATATAGGTTGGTTAGGAATTAATGATATTGGATTTTTGGTAACGTGTAATTCTTCTTTGAAACTGTGATATACAGGTTTACCTTCTTCAATAGATCCTAGTTTATTTAAAACATAAACATCAATCCATCCTTTAGTCTTACCTCTAATAATATTTGGGTAATACTCTGCTGTTATATTTTTTTTATTCTCTGCTTTGTCATGTGGATCATAAGCAGTAGTCATACCATCCTTATCTTTTTTTTCTAACAATGCTGGTGGTTGTGTATGAAAACTCCAGTTATCTGGTTTGATTAACATCAAAGCTTCTTCTCTTGAGATATGATCTGGTACTGGAACATCCCCAGACATTATAGCCCACCAATGATCTTCTTCTGGAGCATTAGTATCAGCTATAACTCCATACCATGATGCACCACCATCTCTCATAGAAGGATAACGACCTACTCTCATAGTACAAGCATCTATAATACTCTTAGGTATTTCTCTTGCTTCATTAACCCAGACACCAGTAAGCTCTAAAGATAATAACTTCTTAACGTCTTCTGGTCTATCAAGAGCCAAGAACATTACTTCTAGTTCTATCTCTCCTTGATTAATTCTATGAGTATAAGGAACAGACCAAGCAAAATCTCCCCACTTATCTTCTGGAAACCAATCAATCCAAGTTTTAATTGTAGTTGTTTTAAGTTGTGGATTAGTATTTCTTATTACTGCCCACCGTGATTTTCTTTTTCCATCTTTGCCTTTTTTTTGTAACAAAGCTCTACGAAATATTTCAATACAACAAGCAACAGATTTACCAGATCCAACTGGCCCTCTGATTCCTCTAAAGAAGTCGTCAGACTTCATAAACTGTTTTAGTACAGTACCTTCTGGTTTATAGCTAAAATCAATCGACATTTACACCAACATTAGCTTTCAACATATTATAAATTGTTTCTTCACCAATAGCTTCGACAAGCTTATCAGCTTCATAATCTGTTATCATGTGTGTTGGGTAATGAGATAAATGTGTTTTCTTAACAATAGTCCTTAATCTTTTTCTATCTTTTAAACTTAAATTATTGAGGAACGACATTTTAATTGCTCTACCCTTTCTAATACTACTTTGAGTATTTCAGTTTCTTTTCCAAACTTTTCTTCAAATGCCTTCTTAGCCATGTGTATAGAGAAGTTTCCTTGATGATGGTCGTGGCATAAGGGAATAACGTGGAAGTGACTCGTACGTCTTCCTATGCCCGTTCCAGGTGGTCTTATATGGTGTAGGTTAGCAGGTCTTTCACAGACAAAGCATCCAAGCTCTGCTACCCAATTCATATGTTCTTTTTCTTTCTTAGTAGCCACTTGGTCTAGGTTTTGGTTTAGGCTTTGGCTTAGTTGGTTTTGACGGCTTCTTGTTTATTTTCTTCTTCATGTTCCTCCGTTGTTGGTTCATAGGTTGAACGACATCCATCTGGTGTCGCTGCTGATGCTTTCTGTATTGCAGAAACATCATTAGAAGCTGTAAACATTATTTCTTTTCTAAGAACAACGTCATCAAAACTCCATATCTTTAGTAAGTAAGTCTGCACTATCTTTCTTTCTGTAAAATTATTTTTTAGCTGTCTTAGCTGCTTTCTTAAAATTAGATGCTTTAGGCGAACCTTTAGCTCCAGGTTTTCTCATTGACTCGCCACTACCATTTTTAATTCTTTCACGTTTAGCATGAATGTTTGCGTATAGACCTTTTGCTTTTGCCATCTCTTTCTCCTTATGATTTTTTATGTTTGTTTGCAAAATTTCTTGCAGCTTCAACAGAACCAAAGCCCCATCTTTTTAATGCTAAAGCTTTTCTTGTAGGCTCACCATTGGGTTTTTTCATTGGCCCTTTCATCCCTGCAAACCTTGCAGCAAAGGAAACACGTCTAGCATTAACTCCAGAACTAAGAGGTGCTTTTAAATTACCACCATCCTTGTTATTAAAGTATTTTCTACCAGCTTCTGTTAAGCCACCTTTTTCTGATTTATGTTCTTTGGAAAAGCCCATGTAAATCTAATACATAGGAAACTTAAAAATTAAAACGCACTTATTTTAATTTATAATTTTTATTTGCTTTTTTACTTGCTTTAGCTTCAGCTTTAATTTCTCTAATTTCTTTTGGAGAGAAAGAATCTTTCCAACTTACACCTGCTGCTTCTGGTGATAGTGGATTTAGATCTTTAAGTTTATTGTAGCTTTTATCTGCCCAATTGTATTTTCCCATAATTATTTTATCTTTTTATTTGAGTAAGTTGTATTTTTAGTAACAGATGCTTCAGCTCCAGAAACATCTTTATCTTTTTTTGATTTATATTTTTGAATTTTTTTTTCTTCTCTAGCTGTATGACCATAATTGCTAGAAACATATTCATGGCCAGTTTTAATTTGTTTCCAAACATTTTTAAGTTTATCTGACATATTTAAGGTTTAGCAATAGTATAATAAAATTAAAACGCACATTACCTGCCTTGTCCCTTATATCTCACTTGTTTCTTCTGTCTTCTCTCGGATTTGTTTTCAGACTTCTTGTGAATACCAATCCTTTTCTTCGGCTTTTCCCTTGGGATAAAATGAGTAAACTTTTGTTTTGCCATATCTAATTAGTTAACGAACTTGATGCCGAACCTTTCCAATGTAAAAATATTTGTTCCAGGTCTTTGGAAAGCTTTTTTTAACTTCTGTTGTGTGTGGTAGTCCACTAGTCATCT